CGAAGCAGAGAATTGCGAGCGGTCGTACGTATCAGCCGATCTGAAAAAGTTGTTCCAGGCAATCGTGGATCTTGAGAAAGAAGAAAAAGAAACCCAGACGGGTGGAGCCGTCCGGGAATCAAGGTAATTAGAAAATACTTTAACACCCTCATTATAGCAGAGGGAGAAACGGAGTGCAAGATGGAAATGAATACACAGCGCATGGACGCATTTATGAAAGATGTAACAGACTGCAGGAAGGCGATTGATCTCTGCTGTGAAGCAATTAAGAAGCTGAAAGGGAAGCCTATGCGCCTGTTGATTTCAGACGGCCGGGATAAAGACATCATACTTAACAGTGATGAAATTGGGTTAAGTAAAGAGAGTCAGGCCGCTATCATAATGGTAGCTAAGGGAGCCTTAGAGGCCAGGGAGATCGAGCTCTGCCGCCAGATGGATGGGCTTATGGGGAATTATGGCCACGATATTGATTTTGAGCCCGTGCTGCCGGCATTGACACCCAAGCGTCTACGCCGCCATAGTTCCGGCCCGATTAATCCGGACGATGTGGATTTTTAAGGAGGACAAGAGATGAGATTATATGAATTAACAGAGCAGTATCAGGTTTTAGAGGACATGATGTACGATCCAGACGTAGACAGTCTGACCATTGAAGATACCATGGAGGCCATATTTGGTGAGATTGAGGACAAGGCGGAATCTTATGCAATCATCATTACTGACATGAAAGCCGATATTGAGGCATTGAAAGCGGAAGAATCCCGCCTGAATGCCCGGAGGACAAGCTTGGAGAACCGCCAGAAAGCGCTGAAGACGACTCTTATGGAGAACATGAAGGCTATCGGGAAGAGTAAGATTAAGACAACCCTCTTTACGATCAGTGTAGCGAAGAATGGCGGGCAGGAACCGCTTGTTATTGATGGGGCCATTGACGATATCCCGGGCCGCTTCCTGATTCCGCAGCCACCGAAGGTAAATGGAGATGCTGTCCGCGCCTTATTATCCGAGCGCCAGGTAGACTGGGCGCATCTGGAACCGCGTGGGGAGCATCTGGGGATCCGCTGATGGGCGGCGGGGATATGACTCCGTTCCGTATGCAGGTATTGATGGATGTTGCAGCCCGGGTTGTAAAACTCATGGTTACAGGCGTGTGGCATCTGTCCTTTGAAGAGATGGACATGGTTCTTGCACTGGTGCAGCACGGAATAGACGAGAGCAGAGAGAGAAACGGGAAAGGGGATTGTGAAGATGTTTTTAAAAACAGGAGAACTGAAAAAGATCATGAAGGCCAGCCTGAAGAAACATGGCCTGATCGTAGGGAACGTGAATGACCATTATCTGGTGTATTCCGATAACTGGGGACTTTATATTGAAATACCTTACGCATCAAATAAATTTAAGGCGGCGATCATGGAGCTGATCGGAGACCTGCCAGAAGCATATGAATGTTACTTATACAAAACGACTCCGGACGGGGAAGCCGAACCGGAAACAGTGCCGGATTATCCGGATCCTTATGAGCAGTGGAAAGCCGCGAAGGATTTTGCGGCAATAGCGCCGGTAATGCTGTTTGCCTGGCCCCATGAGTACATCGTATGCCAGAAGCATAGTGACTTGAAATTTGTAGTTGCGGACAGGTCCCTGTCGGACCGGGTAATATCGCGGAGTGAACTGGATACGACTGTGGAGGCGATGCCGGCCAGGCCGAGTTTCCTTTCTGGTGTGCTTTACTGGAAGAATGAAACGACAATCTACTGGGTGCATACGGAATCACCAGGGAATAAGGCACTGGAAGTGTTGTTTCCACGTCTGAACGGTATCAGCTTTTTTGAGGATGACTGGATTGCGGATAATGTGGGGCAGGAAGATGAGGAACCAGCAGACGGGAGAGAGGAAGCTGCGGAAGATCCGCTGCCTTATTAAGGAGGAGATCATGGGATTACCAGTATTGATTTATGGAAAATCAGGGAGCGGGAAAAGCCGGAGTCTGAAATTCTTTGATGAAGATGAGATTGTACTGCTGAATACAGAGAAAAAGGAGTTGCCATTTCGCAAACGTTTTAAGAAAACTGGAAGCAGTGATGACATCGGAAAGATCATCACGACAATCAACCAAAACCCTGAAAAGGTGTTTGTGATTGACGATGCCGGATATATTATGACACATCTTTTTATGGCCAACCATCGGAATAAAAAAGGGAATGCTTCATTTGAAATGTATGATGATATTGCGGACGCTATGTATGGCCTGGTAAAAATGGTCAAGAACGAGGTGAAGGATCCGGAAAAAATTGTGTATATCATTTTCCATGAGGACACGGATGATTTTGGAGTTTCGCGTCTCAGAACGATCGGAAAACAGCTGGATCGAAAAGTGTGCCTGGAAGGGATGGTCACGATATGCATTCGGTGTATGAGCGAAAACGGGAATCATTTCTTTCGGACAGTTACTGACGGATCGGATATTACCAAAACCCCGGAAGAGATGTTCGATGAACCGGAGATAGAAAATAATTTGAAACTTGTTGATGATACCATTCGTGATTTCTACGGATGGAAGAAATATAAGAGCATGGAGGAAAAGAAGAATGATTAAGAAACCACAGGGATACGATGAGGCGGCAGCTTATACGGGCGAATTTCAGGCTCTTCCAAAAGGAAAATATGTATGCAAGATTCGCCAGGTTTCCGAAGTGACGGATACGGATAAGAACGGACATGAGTGGAGAAAGTTTGTAATTCTGTACGATATTGCAGAAGGAGAGTATGCAGACTTTTATGATAAGCAGTTTAAAGCAGAAAAAGAAACGAATCCAAAAGCCAAATGGAGAGGCGTCTTTAAACAGAACATGGATGATAAGGGGACGCCATGGCTTAAGGGTGTTGTTACTGCCATTGAAAGATCCAACAATTTCACTTTCCAGTGGGATAAGGAAGGCAATGAGAAAACGCTTGTCAATAAAAAATTCGGTGGTATTTTCCGCCGCCGTCAGTACGAAAAGGATAATGGAGAGCGCGCGATGACAACGGAACTGTGGCGGATCCGCAGTGTGGCCGGCCTGGCAGAAGCGGAAGTGCCGGAAGATGAGCTGTTGCCAGTGACAGGAGCCGGAGGCGGCAGACCAAATCCGGCAGATGCCGCGGCGCCCCCTTCTTTTATGGACAGTGACGGTTTTGTGAATATCCCGGAAGGATCCGGAGATGAAGGGATCCCTTTCATGTAAGGCCAGAAGTTCCGTTATTAATCCCAGGGTATCGTTCAGGACTCATCCGGAGAGGGTTTCCGGATCCGGATGAGTTTGATATGCGTCTGATTGATAATTCCGACATAGGAAGCCTGCAGGGCGGAATCCATTGTGCTGATGATATAGGACAGAACGGCTGGATGTTTGCAATGGAGGGACTTCTCGGTCATACGAGGTTTGAAGATTAATGATAATGAAAGGTTATAATCCGGATCTGTTCCGGAAGGTAAAGGAAGCGGTCTCCATGCAGCAAGTGGCGGAGTATTATGGCCTGCAGCTTAATCGGAAGGGGCTGTGTCAGTGCCCCTTCCATCAGGATAAGAATCCGAGCCTTAAAATATATCCGGACGGAAAGGGATTTTACTGCTTTACGTGTGGAACTGGTGGTGACCAAATCAAGTTTGTAGCGTTGTACCATGATACGAGTAACTATGAAGCCGCAAAAGAACTGGCTGCCGCTTTTGATATTCCCCTGGCTGAGCCGATGACATACAGGGAGAAGCGGGAAGCGGAGCTGGTGCGCCGGCACAGAGTGGCGGTTGCTGCATTTAAAAAGCGGTCAACATTATACGTCAAAATGTACTGGATCCTGCTGTGTGAGGCAATCCATGAGCGAAATGAGCATTTTACGGAAGCGCTGCAGAACATCACGTATATTGAATATTTGTTAGAAAATATAGAAGAATGTCCGGAAGAGGTCTACGAAGACAAGAAGGCGGTGAGAAGGATTGGGGACATCGAAAGACGAATTACTGACTGGTATATCCGTATTGAAGCCGACGGAACCATTTCCAGATGAAATTTTTTATGAAATTTTTGAGATAGAGGACAATATCGAGCGGACCCAGTATATTGAATCCCTTCGCAATACCGCGCGGCAGCTTAAACGGGTAACGGAGTTTAACAACCTGTACAAGTCATTCGTGCTTGATTATGCGCAGCGTCAGAAGCAGACCGGGAATAAAACAAAATTTACTGACCAGCCGCTGGAGTTAGTATGCGGCGAGTGGACTGCAAATGATTTCGGAGTGAGGACGATCCGATATGACAAGAATGCCATGCCGGTACCGTACCAGGCGTGCAGTCATCCGGTTCTGCCGGTGGAGATCTTAAAGAATGTAGATACGGCAGAGGAGCGGATCACGCTGGCGTATTTTAAATCGGCCGCCTGGCAGACCATTACGGTAGACCGGAGCGTTTGTGCAAATACCAATAAGATTGTAGATGCACTGAGCCAGTTTGGTATTGAGGTTACATCGGACAATGCCAAAAATATGGTCCGTTACATATCGGACTGTGTAGGGCTTAATCCGGCTACGCTAAATCCAAAAAAATCAATCAACCGTTTGGGCTGGGCTGGTGGTGAATTCATGCCGTATGCGTCAGACATCGTTTATGATGGTGAGAATGATTACAGCTCCCTGTTTCGAAACGTGCATGAAGCAGGAGATTATGAGGCATGGAAGAGATATTGCAGCGGTCTGCGGAAAAACAAAATTGTCCGTATGGCCTTTGGAGCAAGTCTGGGAAGCGTACTGATTGAACCGTTGAATATACTCTCTTTTATTCTCCATCTATGGGGAGGGGAATCAGGAACCGGGAAAACTGTGGCGATTATGGCCGGAATGTCGATTTGGGGTAATCCCAAAATAGGAGCGCTGGTAAAAACACTGGACGGAACCAAAGTCGGAATCATACGCAATGCTGCTTTTTTGTATTCCCTGCCATTTGCAGGAGATGAACTTCAGACCCTGCAGAAGGAATATAAGGGAAATTTTGACCAGCTCATATACCGCATAACAGAAGGAATTGACCGTATGCGCGGGAAAGCAGCCGGAGGCGTGGAAGAGACAAAGACGTGGCGTAACAGCTTTCTGTTCAGCGGTGAGGAGCCTGTCACAAAGTCAAACAGCCGGGCCGGATCGAAAAACCGTGTCATCGAGATTGAGGTAGAGAATAAAATCATAGAGAACGGAAACCAGGCAGTTACATTTCTGACATCGAATTTCGGACATGCAGGAAAGCGATTGATTGACTATCTGCTGAGTGCGGACATGCAGAAGCTAAAAGAAGAATATGAACAGTACTTTGCAGCCATGTGTCAGACGGATACGACAGAAAAACAAGCGATGGCAATGGCGTGCATATTGGTAGCGGACAGAATTCTCGTGGAGCAGATATTTACGGACGAAACTCCTTTTGCGGTAGAAGATGTGCAAGAATATCTAAAAAGTGTTTTTGAAGTAGACGTTGCGGAACGAGCTTATCAGACGGTCCTGAACTGGATTGCCAGAAACCCAGTGAGATTTCTTGACCCCAAAGCAGAAAACGCATTGAATAAAGGAGAGGTTTGGGGAAAAATACTCACGGATGAGACACATCCGGAAAGGCCGCCTGTGGCTATTGTGAACAAAGATGTGCTTTGCGGCTTTCTGGAGCAGGAAGGATATGATTATACTGCTCTCTGTAAAAGGTGGGCGTCAAAGGAACGGATTAAGAGAAATTCTCAGGGAAAGTACATCCACAACACGAAGGTGTATGGCGTCAAAGCAAATTATATAAAGATAAATATGGCTCAGGATGGAGATGCTGACGGGTTCATGAATGTTGATGAAGAAGAGGACGATGGACAAATGAGCCTTCCATTTGAATAAAAAGTCTAACCTTACAAAAAAAGGTTAGACCCAAGGTTAGACCCTGAAACCCGCATAGAATAAGGCTTTTTTATATATAGTCTAACCGTCTACCCAGTCTAACCTAAAAGTATATACACTACGCGTAGGAAAAAAACATTGTTAAGAATTCTACTATATAAATATTGCATTAAAAAGTATGTATATGCTGTGGAATTTTAGGGTAGATAGTTAGACCCCTATGATTTTACAAGGGTTTCGGGCATTTTTGAGGTTAGATTCAGGGAAGACATTTTTAAAAAAAGGTTAGACCAGAAGAGAAAGGGCGATAATTTTGATCAAAAAGTTGGAAATACTGGGCTTCCTCCTGGAAGATGCCAGCAATGAGGCAAAGAAGATAAGCGATTTTAGAGATGCGCTGGAATCCGGAAATGAAAAGCGATTATGGAACATGGAGAGGCCGAATCGCCAGAGGATAAAAGACGATTTAAAGATGATGCGCCGGCTGTCCATAGAAGTAGAGAAGGAGGCAGAAAAGCTATGGTAAGTAATAAAACGGCAGGATCCAGGTTCGAAAAGGAGTTTGCGGGTATCCTGGCGGATCACTGGTTCTGGGTTCATCTCTTCCAGGATAACAAAAACGGCCAGCCATGTGACGTGATTGCGGCTAAAGACGGCCATGCGTACCTGTTTGACTGCAAAAATTGTGAAACGGATTGTTTCCAGTTAAGCCGGGCGGAGGAAAATCAGATCAATGCAATGATACTTTTTAGCATGATGGGAAATGCAGTAGGAATGTTTGCAATCCGGTTTCCAGATGAGCAGGTACATCTCTTACCATATACAAAACTACAGGAACTTCAGGAGGCAGGATTTAAACGGATTAACGCGACTGTATGCAGAACTCAGGGTATACCCCTGGAGCAATGGCTGGATTGGAGTGATAGAGATGCAGGTGATAATCGGAAGTGAGATCCGCATTAAGGAAGCCCCAAAGATCTTACAGAACTGGTGTGGTGAGAATCTGGTGATCCCGAACCCGGAATACGCAAACCGGGCTAGGAGGGGATTATGGACAGGTAATACACCACAGAACCTATGGCTGTATTGGGTTGATGGCAGTGATCTGGTGCTGCCGGTTGGAGTAGGAAAAGAGATAAGGGCGTTACTCTCTTCTGACTGTGAATACATTACTGATCTGGCTGATAACGGGAAGCTGCAGTATGCAGGTGATATTCCGCTGTACGATTACCAAACGTCGGCGGTAGAGGAAATGTGGCGGGTAAGCTGTGGAATCCTTCAGAGCCCCTGTGGATCAGGAAAGACGCAGATGGGGATTGCCTTGGCGGCTGCGCTCGGGCGGAAAACGCTCTGGATCACACATACGCAGGATTTGCTTAACCAATCATATGACCGGGCTGCCCAGTACTTCCCGCGGGAGATTCTGGGGACGATTACGGCTGGCAAGGTCAGCATAGGAAGCCATATGACCTTTGCGACGGTACAGACGCTCTGTAAACTGGATCTGGTACAGTACCGTTACACATGGGACGTGATAATCGTAGATGAGTGCCATCGGCTGGCCGGAACACCGACACAGATGACAATGTTCTATAAGGTTATGAACAGCCTGGCAGCGCGGCATAAGTATGGACTGTCGGCTACGGTACACCGGTCTGATGGCTTGATCCACAGTACGTTTGCGGTGTTGGGGCCGGTGATCTACCGAGTACCGGACGAAGCGGTAGCAGAAAAGACCATGCAGGTCAGGATCCTGAAGAGAGATACCGGAGTTGTTACTGCGCGAGAATGCCTGGATACGGATGGGACGCTGGAATATAGTAAGCTGATGCAATATCTGACCGGGAGTAGGGAACGCTGTCAGATGATCGTGGAGGATCTGGTACATAATCAAGAACATTACAACTTGATCCTGTCTGACCGGCTGGAACATCTTAAGACACTGATGCAGATGCTGCCGGAGCAGTGCCGGGAAACGGCAGTAATGATTGATGGCAGCATGATAAGTAAGAAGGAACGATATGCCAGGGAACGGGCAATCGAGGATATGAGAACGGGGAAGAAGCATTATCTGTTTGCCAGCTATAGCCTGGCGAAAGAAGGGCTTGATATCCCGCGATTGGACCGGTTGTATATGACTACGCCAAAGAAAGATTATGCGGTGGTGACACAGAGCGTAGGCCGAATCGCAAGGGTAGCGGCCGGGAAGGAAGAAGCAGTCTGTTACGATTATGTAGATAATATAGCATTCTGCGATAACCAATGGAAGCGCCGCCGGGCACATTACAGGAAGGCAGGGTGCAAACTATGAGCAAGCGGAATGAAGAAAATGCAGCTATGGTAAAAGGCGTTTTCTGCGATGCATATAAGTTTTACTTAAAATATCATAGCCGGCCAATGGAGCCGGGAATGTGGCAGGAGGCTACGGACGACTTTGCTGGGATTATGAAACAGTATGGAGCTACATCTATCTGCGCCCGGATTATGCTGGCAACATTTTCTCAGTTGGAAGAAGAGACGAGGTAGAAGACAGTGAAAACGAATTACTGGAAAGATATTCCGGATTTACCTGGGTATCGGGCATCTTTTGATGGTGAGATCATGGGACCGAAAGGAAGAATCCTGCGGCAAAATAAAATTTGTCCTACCAATGGGCAGCCGCAGGTGTACGTATGGAAAGGCAAGGAGAAAAAGCAGTATTACAAGAAACATTTGATAGCAGCGGCTTTTCTCGGCCCTCTTCCGAACGGATACGCCTGTGTTACAAAAAACGGGATAAAAACAGACTGTTCCGTCCCGAACTTGCAGTATCTTCCGCGACGTGAAGCGTGTAGTCTGAGCCGAGGAGGAATCAGAAAGAATGTTGCGAAGTTAAATCATGATGGAGAAATCGTAGAATTTTATAAAAGTATCAAAGAGGCGGCGATGCGGAATTACATGAACAATAGGACAGTGAGTTATCATTGTAATGATAAAGCCCAGCGGATATACGCGCCAGATGGATATGCTTATTGTTTTGACGATGATAAGGCTATCAGGAAAAAGCAGAAGCAGATACAGGAGGATCGAAATGAAAAAGTGGCTGAGTGATGCTATCCAGGACGCCGTGCTGCTGGTGCTGATCGGTATCTGCATCGGTGGCGGAGTGGAGTTGGGATTTACCGCGGTGATGGCCATGATCCTGTAATTTAGGATTTTACAAAGAAAGAGGTCGGAAATGACAGATAGAATAGTTAAACTCAGGCAGTATGTCCAGTTTGATTTTTATACAGTTGATGAAATGTTTGTACTTCAGCTTTTTGACAAGAACAATGCAGCCAATGATGGATCAGACTGTATTTGGGAAGATGACCACTTTGATTTTGAGGCATTGTTCGAACAGGCAATTGCTTGGTGTGAGGAGAATCTATGAAGAATGAAACTATTAGTGTAGATGACATTGAGTGCCCTTGGTGTGGAAAGAAATTCGACGGAGAAAATGCTACTAACTATGATACCTCTTGTAATTATGTAAAATGCCCAGAATGTGGAAAAGGTATCTGTGTTATGCAATCCATTGAATACACATGTTATAGACAGGCAGATTAGCATTTTCGGAAGGAGAACTAAATGAATAAACCATGCGAATATTGTAGTAAAGCTGATAAGAAACGTGCGGATTACTTTAAGTGCGATAAGCCTTGCCGGAATGCGAAACAATGTTATGAGAACGATAAAAAGCTGTTGGAGATTTTTCGAGGATTTTTTCCGCCAGCGAATTAGTATTTGGAGGACGACCAATGACAACAAGAGCATATCAATGCAGTCGCTGCGAATTGTTATATGATGCTGATGAGCATTGCGGATGTCTTGCGGGGATCGACCCCAGAACGGATCACCGCGAAAAAGGAGATGCTGAACTGTGCCACAAAAATTTTGAAATGCTTCCAGAAGAGGATCAGTGGCACGCAAAATTCCCATGGGAGAATTAGTATTTCCGGGAGAACCGGAGGAAAGTGAGAAGAATATGGAGACAGGATTATTTGATAAAAATGGAACTCCTATCAATATTGGAGACAAGACAAGGCTGGTTCTGGACGATGGCGAGGTTCGTGAGTTTGACGTTTGTTTTAAAACGGTTCAGAGGACAACGATTAAAACCTTGCGCGGATTTTATCCGGAGAGTGTTGACGTTTCGATAACCGGGATTTTTTTCTGCTGGAATGGCAATAACTTACTTCCATGTGTAGATGCAGACGGCGTGTCAGATACGGAAAAGATGGAAGTGATTCAGCAACAGTATTAATCTTTGGGGGAATAAAAAAGAGCCTTGCGGCTCTGCCCGACGTTTTCGCTGGCTCGTGCACGAGCCTGGAACTTAATCCGAGGATGAGGAATTTCAACCTCACAAGGGTCTACTGACGGCTTTGCGTTCCCTGTTATTTAATTTGATTATAGCAATTTCTTGAGAATTATACAATAGCAATATTAATATTTTGGAGGTGTAGAATGGCAAAAATGATTATAAAGCCTGGGCGCTGTGTTGATGGATATGAGTGCCCGGTATGTAGCAATGACGAGATTGAGCTGGGACAGTTATATTGTCAGATATGCGGCGAGCCGTTGGAGTGGCTGGAAGCGTGCGATTTGGAAGATTAAGAATTTCCGGAAGGACCTGAGAAAGGGATTATGATGAAAAAGATATTAGAATTACCAGTAGAGATAGGAACCATTGTGTATGAGGCAGACCTTCCACGATATCCGCAACGGGTGATTGGATACCGCATAGGGCGAATGATGGGAGAAGACGAAGAAGAATTTGAGGAAGATTATGAGGCAGGCGAATTGTATATGGAGCTTGAAGGCTGCGGAATGTCTGGATCGACGCGCGCATCGGAGTTTGGGAAAAGTGTATTTCTAACACGAGGAGAAGCGGTGTTGGTTTCTCCAGTAAACTGATACTTTCCGAACGAAGGGAGGAGATCCAATGATCAAACAAATGGACGAGATGGTATCCGGCCTGGCAGTTGCACGGCGTAGGACCAGGCGGATCATGAGATACTGGGGCCGCACTATGATGATGGTGATTGTAGCATTTACGATGCCGATCTGGGCGATTCCGTACTTGCTGTGGAGGAGACGCAATGGATAGAAAAGAAGAACATGCAATGGCTCTTCAGTCGGCACAGGCCAGAGCGGCAAAGCAGGAATACATACTGAAAGGCCCCAGGCCAGAGACGCATAGTGCGACGATGCCGGCCTACTGCTATACTGCGATGTGTCCGGATCCGGAGCTGCGGGAGCCGATCTGGAGGAAAGGAGGATGTAAGGCCGATGAATCAGGAAACAGCGGAGCAAATCGCAAGGGCGGCGGCCCTGGAAGCGGTAAAGGAATATAAGAAAACTGAGCGCAAAGAAAAGAGAATAAAGATATTCCAGAACACAAAGAAGCTGATGGAGAACTACAATCGAATCTGCAAAAGCGTGGAGGAGGGCGTGGCAGAGCTGGCCGACATGGATAATTCTGAGGAGCTGGAGGAGTTTACTGCGGAGGACATCTTCATCAACAGTATACTTAAGAGTAAACTGCGAAGTGTGGTGATGATTGCGCATATTGATAAATGTTTGAAACTTCTGGAGTACGAGGAGTATCGCAAGAACACTCCAGAGAAGTACCTAGCCTTTAGGTATTACTATCTGGACGGAATGACATACGAGAATATCGCGGAGGTATACGGATATGGAGACCGGACGGCCAGGCGGTGGGTGACGGAGCTCACCAGTATTCTGAGTGTGTATTTATTTGGGGCAGATGCGATTATGTTGGATTAATGGACTTGACAAGAGCGTGTCAAAATCGTGTCCTTGCAATGTCCGAATGACTGATTTATAATTGTATTATGCAAAATTAGGTAAACGAAAAAAACGTTCTGAATACCCTCCCCCCAATTGACGGCCTCCGGCCTTTACCGGTCGGTGGCTGTATCGATTCATAAGTATTCTCCTGAGAAGGCACCTGTCGAAAGATGGGTGTTTTCTTTTGTCATATTTTAGTGTATGATGAAAGAAAAAAAGGAGGGATGCACAATGGATAAAGAAACAAAGCGGTCAGTCGATGAGCTAATAGCTGAGGCAAAAGATGAGTGTGATAGAGAGAGAAAAAACAAGGTGGCAAATAATAATAATGATGATGATACTCAGCCATTTATTGAAAAGGATAAGCATAAAGAGATAAGTAAAGATGACGATGATGAGAGATAGCCCCGGCTGTCTCTTTTCTTTTAGGCGAAAACGAAACGAATGAGAGGTGGTGGTGATGGCAAGGCCGAGAAGCCCAAATCAGGACCGGGCATATGAAATCTATAAAGAGCATGATGGAAATATCACCAACCGAGAAATCGCAGCCATGCTCGGTGAAGATGAAAAGGTAGTGGCTGTCTGGAAAAGCCGCGGTAAATGGAATGTTGTACAACAATCAAAGAAAAGTTGTACAACAAAAGCCAAAGGCGGGCAGCCAGGGAACAAGAACGCTGTCGGCCATGGCGGCACTGGACCGCCGGGAAATAAGAATGCCGTAAAACATGGCGCATACGAACAAATATATTACGAGGCCCTTCCCGAAGAGGAAAGGTCTCTTTTTGATTCTATCCCGGATACAGATGCATTAGACGGAGAAATCAGAATACTCCGCTTAAAGCTGGCCCGCCTGATCGGACGCAGCGAGATAAGGACATACGATATGTTTGGAGGGGAGCATAAGAGAGATATTACAGAGGCCGAACGAGAAAAAGGAATCCTTGAAGTTACGGCAGAACTGCGTAAGCTGATAAAGACAAAGAAGCAGATTGAAATAGCAGAGTTAAAGGCTGGCGGCGGAGATCCTGATGAGGTGGAGGACGACGGCTTCATGGCAGCACTGGCTGGGGCCGCAGCGGAGGACTGGGAAGATGAAGAGTAAGAGACAGATATTTCATTTCAAACCGTTCTCGCTCAAACAGCGCAAGGTTCTTAACTGGTGGTGTGATACGTCTCCTGTAAAGGACAAAGACGGGATTATAGCAGATGGCGCGATCCGATCCGGTAAAACAGTTTGTATGTCATTATCGTTCGTATTCTGGGCCATGTCGAATTATTCTGATCAGAACTTTGCTATGTGTGGTAAGACAATCGGGAGCTTCCGGCGTAACGTGCTGATGATCCTCAAACTGATGCTTCGAAGCCGTGGTTTCCAGGTTGCTGATCACCGAGCGGATAACCTGGTTGAGATCAGCCGTAATGGAGTGACCAATCACTTCTATATCTTCGGAGGCAAGGATGAGAGCTCACAGGATCTGATTCAAGGTATCACCCTTGCGGGGGTGTTCTTCGACGAGGTTGCGCTGATGCCGGAATCCTTTGTCAACCAGGCTACAGGCCGGTGCTCCGTTGACGGAAGCAAGTACTGGTTTAACTGTAACCCTGACGGACCGTATCACTGGTTTAAACTTAACTGGCTGGATAAGGCAAAAGAAAAGAATCTGCTTGTCCTGCATTTTACGATGGAGGACAACTTAAGCCTGTCAGAGCGCATCAAGGAGAGATACCGGAACATGTATACCGGTGTCTTTTTTAAACGTTATATTCTGGGCTTATGGGCCATGGCGGAAGGCATTATCTATGATATGTTTTCTGAGGATCGCCATGTTAAAACTATTCTGGAGTATGCCAGGCAGCTGATTGACGGCGGTCGCTTTGTGAGTATTGACTACGGTACGCAGAATGCAACGGTGTTCCTGCTTTGGAATAAGGGCCGGGACGGGAAGTGGTATTGCATCAGAGAATACTATTATTCCGGCCGGGACAAAGGAATACAAAAGACGGATTCAGAGTATGCGGAAGACTTAATCAAGTTCCTTGACGGTACTCCTGCTAAAGCGGTGATTGTGGATCCCTCAGCAGCTTCTTTCATTGCAGAGCTTAACAAACGTGGCTTTACAGTTATTCAGGCGGATAATGATGTAGAAGACGGAATAAGGCTGGTGGCAACGCTCCTGAACACCGAACGGATTGCATTTAGCCAGTCCTGCAAAAATACGATTATGGAGTTTGCCTCCTATATCTGGGATCCGAAGGCGGCAGAGCGCGGAGAGGATAAGCCGATCAAACAGCATGATCACGCCATGGATGCGGTGAGGTATTTCTGCTATACGATACTAAATAATAAGACGGTAAGAATCAGGAAGAAATCCGATTATGGATTACATTAAGGAGGTGATGAAATTGTACATATACACACTGCCCCGCGAGAACTGGGACGAGACTAACCCGGATAAGAAGGCGATCCGTACACTGATTGTAAAGCACCGCAGGGAGGCGAATCGGCTGCGAAGGTCCATGAAGTACTATGAAGGGGAGCACAAGATCCTGACAGAGAGCCGCAAAACAAAGCTGGTGTGCAACCACGCAAAGGATATCAGCGACACGGCCAGCGCCTACTTTATCGGCAATCCGATTTCATACAACGGAGATGGCGATATTACACCGCTCACTGATGCCTTTGAGATGGCCGGCGCCGATGAGGCTGACGGAGACAACGGTCTTGATCTGTCAGTGTACGGCCGGAGCTATGAGTATATTTACCCAATGGAGGGCGAGACGGATCTGACCATCAAGAACCTGTCGCCGGAAAATACCTTCATGGTCTACGATGATACGATCGAGCAACGGGAACTTTTTGCAGTATATTACTATGCGAAAAAAGATGATTCCGATAAGAAGAGGACCATCTACGTAGCTACCGTACTGACGGAACATTATAAGTGGGTGCTGAACATTGAAAATATCGATAGCCCGCAGGCGTTACTTGAAGAGCCGACACCGCATTATTTCGACGAGGTTCCGGTGATAGAGTACTTAAACAACAAGCTTGCGATCGGTGACTTCGAGCTTCAGATCCCGCTGATCGACGCCTATAATGCATTGATGAGTGACCGGATCACGGACAAGGAACAGTTTATTGATGCAATCCTGGCGCTGTACGGGGCCATGTTGGGAGATGCTGAGGCAAAGGACGCAGACGGCAGGACGGCAGCACAGAAGCTTAAGGAAGACCGTTTAATGGAGCTTCCGAAAGATGCGAAGGCTGAGTACATTACCCGGACATTCGATGAATCCGGCGTGGAGATCCTTAAGAAAGCCATTGAACAGGATATCCACAAGTTTTCTCATATTCCGTGTATGACCGATGAGTCCTTCGGTGGGAATGTTAGTGGTGTAGCCATGGAATTTAAGCTTCTTGGCATGGAGAACATCACAAAGATTAAAACGCGGTATTACAAAAGGGGATTGCGGAAGCGGTTAAGGCTGTTTGCAGCCTGGCTGTCAAAAAGCAAATCCGTCCAGGTTGATGTGTCCGGTATAACGCCCACATTTACGCGGGCGATGCCGAAAAACCTACTGGAGATAAGTCAGATAGTGGCGAACCTCTGGGGAAAGATCAGCAAAAAGACACTGCTGTCACAGGTACCATTCGTGGATAACGTAGACGACGAGGTAGCAGCCGTGGAAGCAGAGGCACAGGAAGCGGCGAAACAGCAAATGGAAATGTTCGGCCTTGGCAACAATACGCCGCCGGATGATGAGGAAGAGCCAAAGAAGAAAAAGCCGGGTGAGGTAGATGAGTAGTGTATCATACTGGGAGCGGCGCAAGGCACAACGCATGTTTGAGTATATGCAGTCTGCCGAGGACACCGCCGATGAGATTGCGAAACTGTATCAGAAGTCTTCCGGGTATCTCAGTGCCGAACTGGATAAGATCTTCGAGCGATACAAACGTAAGCACCATCTGACTGATGCAGAGGCTTACAGGCTGCTTAATAGCCTGCATGACAAAACCTCCATCGATGAATTAAAAGAGGCGTTACGAGCCGGTGACGGCGTTGAAAAGGATATCCTAGCAGAATTGGAAAGCCCGGCATACCGTGCGAGGCTGGAGCGATTGGAGCATCTGCAAAACCAGCTTGATACGGTAATGCAGAGCGTCTATCGCCAGGAAAAGGCCAGAAATACCAGTCATTATGTGGATCTTGCCAATGAGGCATATTACAGGTCCATTTTTGATATTCAGCGGCGTACTGGTCTTGAATTTTCCTTCAGTACGATAGATTCGGCTGTGATAGACAAAGTCATCAACAGCAAGTGGTCAGGAGCCAACTACTCAGCGCGTATCTGGCATAATACACAGGCCCTTGCACAGGATTTGAAAGAGGAGCTGCTGGTTAATCTGGTCACTGGCCGGACTGATCGGGAAGTTGCGGAGATCATAGGAAATAAATTTCAGCAAGGCGCCAGCAACTCAAGACGGCTGGTACGAACAGAATCCTGCAATCTGGCGAACCAGATGGAGATGCAGTCCTATGAGGAATGCGGGATTGAGAAGTACCGGTATGTGGCTACGCTGGACTTAAAGACTTCGAAAGCCTGCCGGAAGTTGGATGGGAAGGTGTTTCCAGTATCGGAGCAGCAACCTGGGAAGAACTGCCCGCCCATGCACCCATGGTGTCGGTCTACAACGATCTGCGAGATCGATGGGATGGATATGGCAGGAATGACGCGCAGAGCCAGAGACCCGGTGACAGGGAAGACGAATACGGTTCCGGCTGATATGACTTATAAGCAGTGGTACGATAAAAATGTCAAAGGTAATTCAGAAGCCGAGGCAAACGAGAAGATGATTCAGAATCGGTCATCTGATAAGCGGCAGTATGAAAAATACAAGGAAAAGCTGGGGAATAAAGCACCAGAAACCTTTGATAAGTTTCAAAAATTGAAGTATAATGACATTAAGGGATATGAGGATCTGAAAGAAGATGTTGCAGATCAAAAGAAGAAAGAAGGTTTCCTTGAACAGTTAAGTGCTGGAAATATTAACACTAATGTTAAAAAGGTAAAACAGCAGGAACATATCCAGGGAACAAAGAAATGGAAGCAGAGAGTTAAATCTGATCTTTCATTAAAGGGAACCGCACCAGATATGTTTTATAAAAATGTTGATATACAGGAATTAGTCAACAATTTGGCAGGAACAGGAATCTTAAAATTTCATAAGGGACAGCAGTATCCGATTGAGTATGTTACGGCAGACACGGTAATCGGAAAAAGATTTAATTTAGGAACAGGTAAGTATGAGGATACAAAACGCTTGGCAATCCGTTATTCGTCAAAAGGAGTGCATTTGTATCCGGTTAAGGAGGTGTAGACATGCCATATGTACCGAAAATTACCCCTAGGCTCAAAGAGATTTTGAAAAAGGGTGAAGGCGGAGATTTTTTCGATTTGATATTGAAAGACGGAAGGAGAGTCACTTGTAAATTAGACTGTTTGACATATGCAAATAAATCAGATGATGACGATACAGATATTATGGTGGCTTCCGTAGATTACCCAAAAGGCGGAGGAGAATTGTTTGCTGAAGAGGATATAAAAGAAGTGATTTAATACCACCAGTCAGTAAAATGGCCGGTGGTATTTTTATAAAGGAAAAGATAATGTCTATGTTAGGAATGATAGCATATATGGTATGTGGGATTACTGCAATTTATTATAAGTGGAAGAAGAATACGACAGATATGATATTTTGGCTTTTTCTGGCTTTAATGATAATGATTACAGCAAGATAGCAACGAAAAGTAAGCACGCGGGAATTCCCTGGGTGTTATTTTTATGCCATGGTTCGGGCAATGAACGGACTGGGGCGGAAAGGATAGATATATGAGAAAGACAGGAATTATGGGGATCTCCCCAAAAATGAACTTACAGTTTTTTGCAGAACCAGCACCGGAGCCAACACCTGACCCGGAACCAGTCCCAGCGCCAGAACCAGCACCGGAGCTACAGCCACAGCCTCAAAGTTTTGATGATCTTTTGAAAAATAAGGATTATCAGGCAGAGTTTGACCGCCGTGTCCAGAAGGCCCTGGGGACCGCGAAAGAGAAATGGACGGCCCTCATGGACGACAAGCTTTCCGAAGCTGATAAGCTGGCGAAGATGAATAAAGAGGAAAAGGCGGAGTATCTGCGGCAGAAGCAGGAAAAGGTGCTGAAGGACCGGGAAGCGGCGATCACACGCCGGGAGTTGATGGCCGAGGCAAAGAATACACTGGCAGAAAAGAAACTGCCTGTAGGGCTTGCAGAGGTACTCAATTACGCTGATGCAGATTCATGCAACAAATCCATGGCTGCGGTAGAGAAAGCCTTCCAGGAGGCGGTACAGGCTGCTGTGGAAGAGAAACTGAAAGGCGGTACTCCGCCAAAGAAAGCGCCATCAGACGAGGGAAAAGACCTTGCAAAGCAGGTAGAAGACCTGATGATGGGAATATAAGAAAGGATGAAAAAAGACTATGGCAATTAACACATTAGCAACAGCAACACTTTTTATGAACACTCTGGACAAAGTGGCGATCAAAGAGGCTGTTACCGGTTGGATGGATGCAAACGCCGGACAGGTGATCTATAACGGAGGTGCCGAAGTAAAGATTCCGAAGATGAGTGTACAGGGCCTGGGAGACTATGACCGGGACAACGGATATCAGCAGGGCGGCGTAACACTGGAGTATGAAACCCGCAAGATGACACAGGACAGGGGCAGGAAGTTCCAGCTTGATCCTATTGATATCAACGAGAACAACTTTGTCACGACCGCAGCGGCCGTCATGGGAGAATTTCAGCGCATGTTTGTTGTACCGGAGATTGACGCCTATCGTATCTCTAAGATTGCAACGGAAACAATCACTGCCAATAAGGCCGGAATGGTTTCCTATGGTTATACTCCAGGAGCAACTGGGACATCTGCGCTCAGGAAGCTCAAAGAAGGCATTAAGGCAATCCGTGAACTCTATAACGGCCCTCTGGTGATCCATGCAACCCCTGATATGATCATGGAATTAGAGATGGAACTCACAGGCAAAATTATCAACACCACGTTTTCTAAAGGCGGCATTGATACCGCAGTGCCTTCCGTAGACGGAGTTCCGATTATTTCCACACCTTCCAACCGTATGTATACTGCCATCACCATTTATGACGGAAAAACTTCCGGACAGGAGCAGGGCGGATATGTAAAGGGAACAACAGCGAAGGATATCAACTTCTTCATTTGCCCGCGCACCACGCCGATCGCGGTTACTAAGCAGGATATCATGAGAATCTTTGACCCGACCATTAACCAGAAGCTGAACGCCTGGCAGATGGATTACCGGAGATTCCATGATATTTGGGTGTTAGATAACAAGCTGGACAGCATCTATTTAAACATCAAAGATGCAGCTCCGTCAGCATAAGGAGGCAGTTTATAAGACTTATCATGAATAACGTGGAACGAACCGCAGAAGACGACGCCCAGATCAGGAAGCTGATGGCAGCCGGATTTAAACCGTTGGGAGAGCCTGCCGGCGAGGAAAAGGCAGAGGAAAAACCAGAACTGGAAAAGATGAAAGTCGATGAGCTGCGCGCCATGGCAAAGGAAAGAGGAATCGAGGGAGCGGCATCATTGAATAAAGAGGAGCTGCTGGCGGTCCTGAAGGGGTGATTGTAGTGACCGAAATCGAAAAACTGAAACTGCTGACTGGGGAGGGCGACGATAAAATAAATCTGCTCTCCCTTTTGTTGTCGGACGCGGAAGAGTTTGTGCTGGGTTACACGAGTCGCACCGTACTGCCAGATGGGCTCAAGAAACCAGTTCGGGATCTGGCTGTGATTGCATACAACCGGTTAGGTACTGAAGGAGAGACAGGCAGGAGTGAGGGCGGGGAAAGCTACAGTTTTGATACCGCACCAAAACAGATATATGACGTGTTGGACCGGTATAGACTGGCAGGCGTAGGAGGTAGACGGTATGAGGCTAAAAAGGAACCGGCTGAAAACTTACAACCATAGACAGGCGATACCGAAAAAGGATAATGAAGGCAACTCGTACATAGAGTATGGGCTGCCTTCTTCTTTTGAGGCGGAGGTCTGGCCGGCCAGCGGAAAACTGCAAGCGGAAATGTACGGGCAGCGCGTCAACAATATCAAGAATGTACGAATTAGCGGAAATTATGATTTGATGGTATCAAACCATGGTGATGAATTATATCTGTTTGCAGATATGGCTGTTTGTGAAGGTGACGGCATCTGCTTGAATGTCCCGGAAGACCACGAACCGGATTACCGGATCATTGCTATCCGGCCATACCGGTATCTGACATTGGAGGTTGAGCGCATATGAGTGAGACCATCAAAGGATTGGATAAGCTGTTGCAGAAGTACGGGAGCCTGGAGGCTGCAGCGGAACATGGAGTAAAGAAGGCGATAGGCCAGGGAACAAAGATCGCGCAGGCCGGAGCCGTACTGATGTGCCCGGTAAGTGACGGAGAACTGCGGCAGAGTATCAAGACCAGAGTAACGGTGGAGGAAGATCGGGTAATAGGTACTGTGTATACCAACAAAAAGTATGCGGCCTATGTGGAATTGGGAACAGGCCCTCGTGGTCAGGCTGACCATGCGGGCATCTCTCCTGAAATAACACCTGCCTATTCTCAATCACCCTGGTGGATCCATGAGAGCCAGATCGATGCGGAGACGGCAGAGAAATACCACTGGTTCTACATTGATACAGAACAAGGACGCTTCTATCAGTGTTCAGGCCAGCCCGCACAACCGTTTCTCTACCCCGGCCTCAAAGACAATGAAGAGATCGTTTGTCGGAAGATCAATGATGTGCTTGCGGCAGAGATCAGAAAGGCAAGCCAATGATTAATGTAAAAGACGAAGTATATGCAGCGCTCTGTACGATAACGAAGAACGTGACCGATTTTTACCCGCGAAGCTGGGAAGAGGATATCTCGTTCCAATACATGGAAGAGGATAACAAGGTTGCAGAAGAGTCCGGACGGGGGGAAGCGAAATCGTATGTTAGGTATCGTATTGATATCTGGTCAAGAAAAAGTACGTCTGCAACCGCAGTGGCTGTAGATGCGGCCATATCGCCTCTGGGGCTTAAGCGCACCCAGTGCATGGACGTAGAAGATCCCAGCGGCTTAAAACACAAGCAGATGCGCTATGAAGGGATTATTGATGTGAGGAACAGGCAGGTATACCACACAATAGGAAAGGAATGATGATATGTTAGCAAATGGAATTACCCTTGCGGTAAAGAAAAAGGGAGCGTCAGATTATGTAGAACTCCAGGATTTAAAGGAAGTTCCAGAGTTGGGAGTGGACGCGGAAAAAGTGGAAAACACCAGACTTAAGGATAATTTTAAGCATTCAGAGCTTGGAATCGGAGATCCTGGCGACATGGCATATAAGTTTGTGTATGATAACTCCAGCGAGAGTTCGGATTACAGGGTCCTCCGTACAATTGCGGATGGAAATGAAGTGGCGTCTTACCGCCAGACATTTCCGGACGGAACAAAGTTTGAATTTGATGCATACAGCAGCATCAAGGTCGGCGGTGGTGGCGTGAATGCAGCCATTGAATTTACACTTACCCTGGGATTACAGAGTGATATTGTGGTCACGGACCCAACAGTATAAAACGAGGAGGAATAGGCAATGACACAGGGATTTGATGAAGTGATTGAAGCAACGACAGAAGAGGGAAAAGTAGTGAGTCTGGAAGAAAAGAAGAAAAGAAAGGCATTTGCATTCTGGGAAGTGGACGGCCAGATATACAAGATGAAGCTGACCACCCCGAATATCTGCCGGTTAGAAGAAAAGTATAAAACGAGTTTGCTAAGCCTGTTATTCGGCTCAGGCAATGTCCCGCCATTGTCGATTATGCTAACCATTACACAGGCTGCCATGCTCCCGTATCATCACAAGATTAAGTTTTTAGATGTACAGAATCTGTTTGATAAGTACTGCGAGGAGGGCGGCACGCAGATGACCTTCATGACAGATATTTTCATGGAAATCTATAAGGTATCTGGTTTTTTTACGGAGGAACAGGCGGAGGAGATGGACCAGAAGCTGGCGGAGGCGAAGGATCAGATGTAAGCAATGTATCAGACCTGATCTATCAGTTGTATCCGGCCGCATTGGACCATGGAATATCCCCAGAGCGATTCTGGGAATTATCCATACCGGATATTACTGACATTATGGAGAGTAATCGCCGCCAGGAGGAACGGAAGGTCAAGCAGGATCTGATGAACCTGCATTTCCTGGCGCGTGATATCGGGCAGTTTACGGCGCTGACAATACAAGGCAGCGATAAAGTAAAGGTTATGGAGCTATGGGACTTTTTTCCGGAGCTGTTTGGCCGGGATCACGAAGAAACAGAAAAGAAGATACAGGAAAAGCAGCTGGCGGAGTACAAGGCCCGGTTTAACGACTTTGCAATCCGCCATAATCATGCCAGGGCAGGAGGTGAAAACTGATGGGCGAGGGAATGACACTGGAAAAGTTACAGGTTATCATTGAGGCGCAAACTAAGCCGTACCGTGATGAGGTCGAGAAGCTGAAGAAGCAGACCACCACAGCAGCAAATCATGTAGAGCGCCAGACTGCGAAGATGAAGAAGTCCTTCGGCGGCCTTGGCAGAGTGGTGGCTTCCGTGTTAGGAGTCGGGGCCATCGTAGCGTTTGCGAAATCCTGCATCGACCTGGGCTCTGATCTGGCGGAGGTACAGAACGTTGTTGATGTGTCCTTTGGTAAAATGTCGGGGGCAGTAGATGCCTTCGCGAAGAATGCGATCACGCAGTTTGGTCTGTCGGAATTGACGGCGAAGAAGTATATGGGTACATACGGCGCTATGGCGAAAGCTTTCGGAGTGACCGGAGAAGCCGGGTATCAGATGTCAGCGGCTATCACTGGACTTACCGGAGACGTAGCCTCTTTCTACAACTTGAGCACTGACGAGGCATACACGAAGCTGAAAAGCATCTTTACAGGCGAAACGGAAAGCCTGAAGGATCTTGGTGTGGTCATGACCCAGACTGCCCTCGATCAGTACGCCTTAAATAATGGCTTTGGCAAGACTACGGCGAAGATGACCGAGCAGGAAAAGGTCATGCTCCGGTATCAGTTTGTTATGAGCAGTCTTGCGGACGCTTCTGGAGACTTTGCGCGGACGAGTACTTCATGGGCCAACCAGGTGAGGGTATTATCCTTACAGTTTGAGTCGCTTAAGGCCACGATCGGACAGGGGCTTATCAACGCTTTTACTCCGGTGATCCGGGTGATCAATACGATACTGGCAAAGCTCCAGACATTGGCAGCGTATTTCAAAGCTTTCACAGTCGCGATATTTGGTGATGCCGGAGGGAGCGGCGATATAGCAGACTCCATGGATACGGCGGCAGGTTCTTCCGGGACTGTAGCCGATAACATGGACAAGGCAGCCGGGGCCGCGAAAAAGATGAAGGATTACACGCTCGGCATCGACGAACTGAATGTACTCAATCCCGATGATAGTAGTGGATCCGGTGGAGGAAGTGGCGGTGGGGGCGGCGACTTAGACTTCGGAGACATGAGCGGCGAACTCTTTGGAGAGGTTACGGTTAATCCGGAGATCGAAAAGGCTGTAGAGCGTATGAAAAAGGCCCTGGACGCCTTGAAAGATGCTGCGACGCCTACGGTTGATGCTCTGAAACGTTTATGGGACGAAGGGCTTTCGCTGCTGGGGAAATTCACCTGGACGGCCTTAGAAGATTTCTGGAATTACTTTTTGGTGCCGCTTGGAAGTTGGGCGCTGGGAGAGGGATTCCCACGATTTATTGATATCACGAATGATTTTCTTAAGACTATTAACTGGGACGCCATTAACGAGGCGTTGAGGAACTTCTGGCAGGCGCTGGAACCATTTGCTGAAAAGGTTGGCGAGGGGTTGCTCGATTTTTATGAGGATTTGAGTGATCTGGGAGCTGCTTTTATAAATTTAGTTGTCCCAGGGGGGCTAAATGCACTTGCTGATGCGCTTGACAGTATAGATGACGAGCAAGCCAAAAAGATCGGGTACGGACTTGGCATAATAGCGACAGGAATCGCAGGTCTTAAATTTGTAGGTATGGTAGCTGGGGGAATAACGGCACTCGGAAATGCCATACGCACGTTTCCGGGTGCAGGGATTATTACCGGACTATTTTCTGGTGGCGGATTATTGATGGGGATACAGGGATTACTACAAGGTCTTGGAGGCCCCGGTACAGCGTCGTTTGATGTTATAATTTTCGGATTATTAGATTCGATAAATTCATCTCTCGAGAAACTACTTCCTGAATGGGTAAACGATTTTTTTGGGAATCTATGGGCAGGAATTGCATTTGGAGCGGTGGCAGGTTCAGCTATACCGGGACTTGGAACAGCGGCAGGCGCTATAGTTGGGGCTATAATAGGCGCATTAAATGGTATAAAAATTGACGGAGTAAGTATTCTAAAATCAATTGGAGAAAAAATCTTTAATTGGGATACCATGCAAGCCTTACTTAAGATTGCAAAAGATAGTTTTGATAAAGCCTTTTCTGGAGAGGGAAAATGGTATGAAATAGGCGCCAATATCATAAAAGGAATAGCTGCTGGAATCAGTGGAGCATTTGCGTTTTTACTTGAACCCATTGGTGATTTACTCGATTGGATCGTTGAATGCATATGCAATATTTTTGGAATTCACTCTCCAGCAGACTCTATGAAACCTTATGGTAAATATATACTGGAAGGCATCATAGATGGATTTAGGGCTACATTTGGAGAGTGGACAGACTCGTTGAATGAGTGGTTTAAGCAACATATATCTCCGTGGTTTACTCAGCAAAAATGGAGTGAATTATATGAAACAATAAAGCAAGAACTAAAAACCAAATGGGATGCGACCGTAGTTGAATGGACTTCGGGTATTAAAGCTTGGTGGAACCAACATGTATCACCGTGGTTTACTCCTGAAAAATGGTCGCGGCTGTACCAGAATGTAAAAGAAAAATTAAAAGAAACTTGGGATAATACCGTTGGAGAGTGGAGAAATGGCATTGAGAACTGGTGGAATCAACATGTAGCTACATGGTTTACACCTGAAAAGTGGCTTGGTGTATACGAGAGTATCAAGTCAAGCCTTGGAACAACATGGTCTAATACTCAAAAAGAATGGAAAAAAAATTTAGGTGACTGGTGGAAAGAAGACGTAGAGCCATGGTTTAAACTGGAAACTTGGATCGATGCAATGAAAGGTATTCCGGGGGCATTTAAAGATGCATTTGACAATGCAGTGAGAGTTGCAATAAATATTCTCAATGATTTTATTGACAAGGTCAATGAATTGTTTACTTTTGATTGGGATTTTACCAACCCTTTAACTGGAACTGAATACAGCGGAAATGTAACACTTTTTAAAATTCCTCATATACCAACCTTTTCAACAGGGGGATTTCCGGAAGATGGATTGTTCATGGCCAACCATGGAGAATTAGTCGGTAAATTCTCCAATGGACGAACAGTTGTCGCTAATAACGAACAGATTATTGATGGAATACAGAGAGGAGTTGAATATGCGAACTTAGAACAAAATGCATTACTGAAAGAGCAAAATGAATTATTACGAGCCTTGCTTGAAAAAGATACCGTTATTCAGATGGACAGTAGAGAAGTTGGAAAGACCATGGATAAATCTTACCGCCGTAGAGGATATGTTTTTCAACCCACATAATTTTGCGTATTGAAATCCCTATTATGTCTGCTATAATAATCATATAGCGGATATAAGGAGGGATAGATATGGCATTAATTAGATGTCCTGAATGCGGGGGAGAGGTATCAAGCAAGGCGAATAGTTGTCCACATTGCGGTTTCCCAATGACTGAGGGCGAAAATGCTCAAGCACCATTGCAAGAGGATGTTTTATATTGCCCTACATGCGGCGGATTAAATCCTATCGGGAGTTTTAGTTGCATCCATTGTGGAAGGAAGTATTCTGTTAATGACATGATTACATGCCTTATGCGAGCTGAAACAAATGATTCTAGTGGTGAACCCAAAGGCACGAAGGAAAATGGGAATGAAAAGGTTGCAAAATGTCCGCGCTGTGGTTCTACCTCATTAACTGCTAATAAAAAGGGATTTGGAATCGGGAAAGCCACGGTTGGCACATTAGCGCTAGGATTAGTGCCGGGGTTATTGATTGGGAATGTAGGAGCTAAGAAAATTGAAGTTACATGTCTGAACTGTGGTAAAAAATTTAAAGTGTAGCATACAGCACCCCGAGCAATCAGGGTGCTCAGACTGTAGACAACTAGCCTCCTAATAGGAGGCGGTTGTCTTTTTTTCTTTAACTCAGGTTTTCGATGTAGTAT